GGCGCGCAATTAGTGGAAGAATAGCCAGGAAGGTGACAATCCCCGCCGTAAGAACAGCAAACCCAGCAGTTCCAGATGCAGCCAAGACGACTAACGCGCCTGCGAAGGCCGCCATACCAAGACCAGCAAGGAACAATCCAGCTCCAAGAAGGGTAATACTCTTCGCGAAGAGCGCCATTACCACAATAACTGGTGTCAAAAGATACATGCCCGCAATAAGAATAGCTAATGCGCCGGCGAGTACTACAAGTCCATGACGAATCTCTTTCCAAGACATTTTTCCGAGCAAGGCAAGTGCCGGTGCAAGGACAGCAATTGCGCCAGCTACAGCAACCAGAGCAATTGCGCCCGGAAGAGCGCCTTCAACTGCAATAACAGATGCAACAAGTAAGACAAGAGATACGCCAAGAGTAACCAAACCCTTGGCAATTTCTTTCCATGACATCTTCCCAAGAAGCATAAGTGCGGGAGCGAGAATAGCAATCGCACCAGCGACAGCGATCATAGCTACGGCACCTGGCGCTGCGCCTTCTATAAGGTACGCTGCTCCAGCAAGAAGCCCCAAAGCAATGGCTAAAGTACCAAGGCCCTTGGCAAGATTCTCATACGGAATAACACCCAGAAGAAGAATGACAGGAAGTAAGACAGCAAGAGCCGAAGCCATAATAAGCATGGCGGCTGCGCCCTTGAGTGCGCCTTCCATGCCCTTTGCTGCAAGAACTAATCCACCTAGAAGCGCGGCGACAGAACCGAGGCCTCTTGCTAATTGCTCAGGTTTCATACTACCAAGGACCTTGACGGCTCCAGAAAGAATAAGAACGGCAGACGCCATTCCAACCATGGCGGTACCAAGAGCTAAGATTTTACCAGTTCCAGCTCCAGATTTCTCAGCAGAAACCATAACGATAGCCATAGTTGTAGCTAACTGCGCAAACATAACACCCATAGCAACTAATGCTGAAGTAAGTCTCTTGGGGTCTAGTTTAGTTAGAACAAACAAAGCAGCAGTAAGAATACCCAAAGAAATTGCAATCTTCATAAGAGTATCTGCTCGGACGTTGTTTTGCATAGTCTTAATACTGCTCGTTAACTGGCTGAACGTTCCAGAAATGGTCCCAACCATCTTTGTAGTCTGATTAAATAAACCAGAAAGATTCTTCATCAACCTTCGGAAGACCAAGAAAATGCTACCTACTAAAATAGCATCGAAAGCGGCCGTAAGAGTGTTAGCGTCTGCACCCTCGATCGCATTAACAAGTCCTGTAAAGAGCGCACTTATAAGTTCTATAGCACCCTTGCCAATAGCTACGGCGGCATTCTTAAGGAAACTTAAAGCCGCGACAATACCAACGACAAGACCCTCAATGAGGTTTCGTCCAAGGTCAGCAAACACCGTAGACGGCGAATGAATGCCAAAGAAGTCCTTAAAAGCATTAAGAAGACGCTTGCCTACATTGACGATAGAGTTTACGACATCAGATTCTTGGAGACCCTTGGTGAGGCCATCGATGAGCGGCTTACCAAGCTTTTCTCCCATGGCCTTAAAATTGGCAAAGACAGAAGAAAGATTCATGCTGTGCATCAGACTTGCGAAGCCGTTCCGAAGGTCATCAATAACCTTCAGAACCTTAGCAAGATTGCCCGAACCGAAGCGATCAAGGAATTGCTGACCCTGCAGTGTAGTACCAGAAAGATAATCGATTAATCCTGAAAGGAATACACTGACGGTTCCAGTAAACCGAGAAATAGCATTGGCTACCTTGGAGATAACGTTGGCAATGTCTCCAATGGCGCCGCCACTCTGCTTCGCCCGATCTGCTACACCACTGAAAAACCCTCCTATTTTGGCAAAGCCCTCGCTAAGTAGAGCGGCAAAGTCTCGATAGCGCCCAAGAATTCCAACAAACAGATCTTTGAAGGCGTTGCCCACCCCTTCGAGCCGTTTGTGGAATCCATCAAGATTTCCTGTAAGTAAGTCAGCGAAAGCCGCTGATACCTGTATTAAGATACCAATAATAGGCTTAAGAAGTTTGAGCGGCGAAAGAAACACAGCAAAGAACTTTTGAATCGCCTGAGTTTTGTCAAGCCACTTCTGAAGTGACGTAGCGAAATCTCCAAGTTTTGCTGTGATCTCAAGAATACTAGAAGCAGTACCGCCTGCTCCCGTAGTCAGGATACCGAAGATGCTAAAGACGCCCTTAGCTGTTTGTCCAAGAATTGTGGTAAAGATTTTGATAATGGAGAAGACGCCTCGGAACGTCCGATGTAAGTTCTCCATCGTATCTTTACCAAGACGTAGCCCCGCAGTAAAATCACGGAACTTTTCCGTCATGTCGAAAAGCTGCTGTGCTGTTGTTCGGGGAAACACTTCTCTGAAAGCCTTAGCGACGGGACCCAGAACATCCTTTAAGGCCCACCACGCATTTGTAATACCTTCGATAAGAACGGTTCGACCGCCGAACCCCTTCCAGGTTTGAAGAAGCGCATTTCGTGCTTTGCCGGACGGTAAAATAATTCCCTGAATGGCGTTTGAAAGTCCAGTGAATAATTGCGTTGACTCGCCCACGTCGCCGAACAGCAGTTCGAACGTCTTAGTAAACTGAGTTCCAACAGAAGCCTTCAGGGTGTCCATCATCATAGGCAAGCTGCGAACGTCCTGCGCCGCATGCTGAGCCTTTTGACCAAGAGCCGTCGTTGTGTCGCCATACTTATCAAGAACCTTGATAAGAGTGTTCGACTTAATAAACTGTTCCTGAAGACCTTCGGTGAACAGAGACTGAGCAGTAAACGTCTTTTTTGATCCAGGGATCGAATAAAGATTTTTACCAATCTTTTTAAGATCACCAGCAGCCATTGCTGCATTAATAAGCTCAGTCTTGAATCCCTTAGTGGCAATGTTAGCCAACTCAAGAGACTTAAAGTCGATTCGACTTAAGAATCCACCAGCAAGGCTCTGCGACAGGTTGTAATATGCAATACTTGCCTGCTCAGCACCCTGACCAGCTAACGCAGTGAGGTTACCAATACCCTTAATAGCCGGAACAGCAGTCTTCAGATCGATACCAGCATTGGTAAACTTGGCGAAAGCCGAAGTCATATCGGACATGCGGAAAATGGTATCATCAGCATAGTCATCAAGGACGTTGAAATACTTACCAACGACAGCACTACTTTTCCCAGTGCTGTTCATAACTGTCTGAACAGAAGTCAACTTAGCGTTGTAGTCCGAGAAACCCTGGCCAAGAGGACCAATAGTAAGAGATTTAGCAATATTAAGACCGGTGTTAACTGCTTTGTTAGCAAGTGTTGCAAGGGCAGTAACGCCAGCAACTTCCATCGCACCAAACTTAGCAGAAATTCCTTCAACGTTGTGACTAATATTTGAAAGATCTACTCTGCTGGCGGCAGTGTTTAGACTATTGAGACCCTGAACTGCTCCGCCGAAATTTAGCTTACTCTTGAGTTTGTCAAGCGTCGAGAGGGTGGTGGAAACACCGCGCTCAAAAGCGCCATTGTCAAACTTCATTTCAACTACGCGCTGGTCAACATTAGCCATTAGTCACCGCCCTCCAAACGTCAGCAGCAATTTGATCCATAACGGGTCGCATAGCTGGATTGATGTAGTCTCGACCGGCGACGTATCCTCCGGACCCAGTTGCATAGCCATACTGGAGCATCACTGCAACTGGAAATCCGTTCTCAACATCACTGTTGGTCCAAATAATACTGAAACCAGCTCGTGTTGATTTAACTGTATAATCCCATGAGCTAGCAGCCAAACCAGAGTCTCGTGGAGTAGCCGCAGATAAGGCCGCAACGCCTCGACTTCCAGCGGCATTTAAGATGCTTCTTACATCGAGCTTCTGCGCTCGACGAAGAAAGTCCTCTGTTTTCTGGGTGGAGCCACTACTTGAAACGCTAATCACGTACGGCTCCTCTCATCCACGAGTTCCGTATTGGGCCCTTCGCTGTTCGTTAAGTCTGTGTCGCTCAGCGGCAGCTTCTCTTCGATTCATCTTCTTGGACGGCGAGTTCTTTTCATTACACACTCTGACAAGCGTTAGCAAACGATTTAAATGCCAATATTGACACTCAAATGGAATAGTTAATGCCACCATCCAATAATAAATGAGTTCAGCTGTAATTGCTTCGCCGGTTCTTCGTGATGGACCGGTCTCTCGAAACCACGTCGCCGTCATCTTAGCGTTGATGTAGTTGTTGATTTCGGTGAAGTTGGTTTTTGTGAGTCTCTGGTAAACCTCTGGAGGAACGTTGGGGGTCAACGTCATGTCTTTAATATACCCCAAAATTTCTTCAGAGGTTTTCTCACTGGACCCTAAGAAGGGTTTCTCCCAGAAAGATTCCCATTTTGAAAGGGAGACCAGAGAGTGCTCAAGTTCTAACGTAAACTCTTCCGAATTAACGAATTCCTGAGTCTCTTCGTTATAAGACTCTTCGCCAATCGGCACAATAATAGTGAGCACTCTCTGGCCTCCGATCCAATTTTGATTAACTGAAGTTGATCGTCCAGTCGGTGTCGGACGTGTTGGTGAACCGGTAACCAGCAGCCGGAACAGCCGTAACGACCGTGTCCTCGGTGATCGGACCAAACGCACCAGCCGGAACAGTCACGCCATCCACCTGGTAGACAACACCAGCAACCGATGGAATTGTGATAATGTCCGTCGAGGCGTTGTACGACGGCGCCTGTGTGGCGACCGTAGTAATAGATCCGGTGAACATCGCAATTACCTCGTCCGGCAGAGGAAGCCTCGGGTCGGCACCAACGGTGCCATAAAGAGCATCCTCCAGAGCCGCCATGTTGGTCGGATCTTCCTTAGTGCTGTCGATCGTAACCAGAGCCGTGGGCTTGTAACCCGTAACAGCCACCGGAGTGGTCGTCAGCTCCCAGCTAAAGGCAAGAGCCTCCGGCGAGTCGTTGATCGTGGTGTACGCCCGCTCCGAGGGAGCAGCCTGGCATCCGTACACCAGGTGAAGCTTGTAGCCCAGATCGGCACCGGAAACGTCGTTACCGATACGAGTCCGATACGACAGGCCGAACATGCGACGATTCTGCTGTCCGAGAACAACACCCGCACTGACGAGAACCGAACCGTCGAACTGAGCAAACTCCACCGGATACGTGAAGGCCTCAATCGTCGCGCCGAACTCCTCGGCAGAGATGAGGTTCAGGTACTTAACGTTGTCTGCGAACTGAGGGTTGGACTCGGCGCCAGAAGGCGTCTCAGTAACGGTCGTGAGACCGTTCCAAGCAACACCCGAATCATAGACACCCAGTTCCGTTGGAATGTAAAGGACACCGTGATCGACGCCGGTCTCGTAGAACCGCTCACCGACCTTGTCCCAATCGAGACGAGTCATGCTACTTCCCTTCAGAAGTAAAGTGTGAAGACGTAATGGTTAACATTTCCAGCCGGAAAGGACCTGTCATGCGTGCACATAGGCAACGCAGCGATCTTTTCTGGAATATCGCTATCTGGATTAAGATCAATGTACGTAACCTGATAGCGCCTGGTTAAACGATATGGGTGATTACCAGCGAACAATGTCTGTGAAGAATCCCATTGATACGTGATGCAGGGAAACTCCATTTGCACATTGGCGGGCGGCTGGAAATATACACGGGAATGATCTGCGGGATCATCTTCTGTTCCAAGAATATGAACTAGAAGATCATGAAGCTGCAGCCTTTGGCCCATTGTATACACCTCCAAGCCTAAGGGTGAGGCGGGGACTCTCTACGACGACATCATCGACGATCCAGAGAGCCCCCGCCCACTCAACGTAGCGAATGGCAAAGAAATGTTCGTTGGCATATGCGTCGGCAACAATACTAATAGAGTTGCCTACAGTCAGATCGTTGTTGACTTTCTCGGCTTCTCGAACGCCGCGAGAGTTTCGAATGACATTGCCGAAGTAGGGCTTCTCGACAATGACGTCCTCCCACACCCCCGGCGACGTCTGCGTCGAAATGCCATAACCGATCTTGCCGAAGAACTTTGCCATGCTAAATCCTGCCTGTTAGCTGGTGTACGCGAAGACCCAGTCGTTATCCGAACCATGCGCGAACGAGTAACCAGTACTCGGGCGAGCCTCCACATCGGTGGTGCGCGTGATAACCGTGTCACCCGAAGACAGCAGAACGTCGTTCGTCGGGTCAGTGACGTCGTAGTACTGAACACCCGTCACGGTCGGGATCGTGATCGTGTTCGTCTCCTCATCGAAGGTCGGCGCAGTCGCAACCACAGTCGTACCCGTGGCCTGCTTGATAACAACGGCCGACTTGAACTTCGTCAGGGCACCCGAGACACGCGTCTCAATCAGGTACTTCTGCTGGTTGTAGTCGATGTCGAAGTCCTCGAACATTGCAACAGCACCACCGCGGTCCGCACCAAGAGTGTAGTCCGCAAGGTTCACAATGATGCCGAGAATCTCAGGAGCACGCTCCATGGTCTCGACGACCACAAGCTCCTTGACTCGCATCGCCGCGGCCAGCTCAGCCTCGGTGTTGTAGAGCCGACGCTGCATCTTGTCCTTAACCAGCAGCATGTCGGTGAGGACGTCATCCGTGGTGTAGAACGTGGGCTGACCAGTACCCTTGTAGTGCTTACGGGCCCTCAGAACCGACTCGACAAGAGCGTCAGCAGAGTGGTTGGCCGCAAGAGTAACGGGGTGCGAGTAAACCTCGTTGTCGTAAGCGACAGGACGAAGCTTCTCCTCGTCAATCTTGTCCGCGTCGTCAGGCTCGCGACCGTCACCGATGAGAAGGGCGCTCGCAAGCTCCTCCTCAAGCATAACGCGCATCTCGGCCTTGAGCCAAGCAACCACGTCAAGCTCGGTGATGTCGACGATGTCGTCGCGGTCCAGCTTCTGCTTCTTGTAGATCGTGGTCGGAGTCGTAACTCGACGGAGGAGCTTGATGATCTCCTCCTTCTTCAGGTTACCACGGACATAACCCCGCGCACGAGCCTCGTCGGCCGTGATGTCAGCACCAATCGACTTGATGCGGGAGAACGGGGACTTCTTAACCGTGTCCATGACATTCGCAACCCACTCGTTGCGGCGCTGCAGAACATCCAGGTTGCCGGCGAGAGTAGCCTCCGGGAACAGAAGCTCGATGTTCTCAATGCCGTGCTGAAGAGCATACTGCTCGACTGCACTCTTGAAGGAGCCGAGCTCCTTAGCGTTGGCAACAATCTGCTGCACATCGCTGTGCTCCAGCTTAATGCCCTCCGATGCCTTACCCGTGCCGTTGCTCTCGAACACGTTACCCATGTCTTCGTTTCCTTCCTGGTGGCTGAGGTCGCCCTCGTCGTTAGTCTCGCTATCGGGGGTGTCGGTAGAACCGTGCTGAACGGCGGCGTCCTCGAGGGCCGCTCCGACCATCATGTGAACGACAGCCTTCTGCTTGTCGGTCATCGAGTCATAGACATCCTGGACAGTCTCATCCGGGTTGTCAGCCTCTGCGTGCTCAACGTCGGTCGAACCGACCTCTTCCTCGACCGCAGCGAGCTCAGTCTCAAGCTCCTCCAGGTCGGCATCATTCTCTTCCACAGCATCGCTGCTGTGCTCAAGCTCTGCGTCCGTGAAGATGATGGCCTCATCCTCAAGAACTTCAATGTCACCATCGCTGTGAGCAATACGAACCTGCTCAATAACCGCTCCGGGATTAGCACCCGAAAGAACCAGACTCACCTCTCGGATCATGCCGTGAAGAACGTTCTTGCTCTTCTCCACGAGCTGGTTTGCATAGATCGAGAGCGCCTTGATGTCCCCGTGCTGAACGAGGAGCTTGGCGTTCTCACCCTGGGAGGTGCTGTTGAAAAATCCGTGAACGTACATCCCATCGGGACGTGCCTCCAGGATTCCGTGGCCCAAGATGTTGTCCGGCTTGTCGTGACCGTGCTGCCAAACAAGCGGAACGGTCAGACCGTCCATGTGCTTGAATGCCTCAGCAGTAATGGTCCGACCGTCGGAGCACTTGAGACCAGCCTTAGTGGCGTAGCCGCTGAAGTCAGCTGCTTCCATTTTGACTGTCCTTCCTACTTGTTGTAAGTAACCCTGCTCCGACGGAGCTGGAAATCATGGTATCGTTCATGACTGAAGCTTCTTAAGCTTGGCTTCAGCAGCACGAAGCCTTCGTTGCATCTCAGTTCGAACACTAGGATTTTTAATGCTCTTTATTGACTCCCGTAGACGAGTGAGTTTGGTTGTAGCCTGCTGCACTCGACGCGTTCGAGACTTTGTTGCTTCGAAAGCCTTTCGCTCTTGCGGACTTCTTTTGACCCAACCAACCTTAGGGTCATACACACGACCGTCTGAATAAACGGCCTTACCGAGACCTTTACCGTCGTAGCTTACAAGCTTTGCACCATTAGGCGAAACGGCTGGCGTTTGATCCTCTTCCATTCGCTTGCCACGCTTAGGTAAAGGCGATCCGTCGGCCGTGCGATA